TGAGTAATGGATACGGCGCTAGAAATAATCAGAATAGCTACACTATTTTTGGCGACACTAAAAGAGTGCCTTATTGAGCTTGCAAAAGCCGCTAAGGACTTTTCCGTGTCGCTCCTAATATGATGCTTTCTGGTTTGTGTGTGGTAGCCCTCACGGGCTATCACATCATTTCTAGTTTGTATGGCATTACTGTCGAAGGAACCGCAGCGAGGGAAAGGGCCGATTGGCCCGGACCATTTTTACCCCCATAAGGAGTAATCATGTCGCTGGTGACGACCTTCTACAAATCTCTTTTCAGAGATGCAGCTAATCTTTTTCCTGAATTTGAAAAAAGATTAATGTTCGACTTATCCTATCTCCAGAAGAGATTGGATAGTGAGGGCGATAACTTTGCTCTCTTTAGTTTACCCTTATTGGGTAAAGCTTTAGAGACAACTCTTATCACTCTCAAGCCTTTTGTCTCCCCTTGTGGGTTTCAATTGGCTACGAACACGGTCTACCCGAAGTTTTTAAGCTGTTTTTTTGAACAGCTTTTGACTCCGGAAGGTTCTCCTCTGTATTCGCATCGTGCAAATTGCCAAGGGTTTAGGGATGCTGCTTCTTCACTTTACGTGTTGAGACAGATTCTCTTATCCTGGTCGAAATGTAAAGATGCCGAATGCATGGAGTCAGAAGAGGCTACAATAGCTTCTTTTGAAAAACGTATAACCTCACCAGTTGTATGTTCCTTGTCAGGCAAGCAGATATCGGAAATAAGAAAACTTATTTCCTCTATCACGCATGATGACGAAGGCCGTCTCCATCCTTCTCTCGCTCAGTGGGATTCAGATCCCTACGGGAGACATGGACCCGGCGTGGTTGCCGGGAGGGAAAAAGGCAAGTGCAAGTGGAGCTTTCAGTCTATAAAGGGTTGCGATCCTCTTTTGTATAAGTGGAATCGTACTTCTTTTATCGATGAAAGGCCCGCTCAGCCTCACGCGCGAGTTATAAGCGTCCCGAAAGATTTTCGGAGACGCCGCATAATTTGCATTGAACCGAAAGAATTACAATTTGCCCAACAGGGCTTAATGGAAATTCTTTACGACCTTTGTGAGACTAGCGAGAGCACTCGGAAATCCATCACATTTAAGACTCAAGCCAAATCTCAGAAACTATCTAACGTTCCTGGGTATTCGACAATTGATCTTAAGGATGCATCCGACAGAGTTTCTTTAAAACTTTGCCGTCTTGTTTTCCGTGATGACTTTTTCCGACTAGTTACGCGTTATCGATCTCGCGGTCTACTTTTCCCTAACGGGAAGATCGTGAAACCGACATGCTTCGCAAGCATGGGATCCGCTCTTTGCTTTCCTATCGAGACCATCGTGTTCTGGGCAATTGCCCGAGCAGCAACGGATTTCGTACAGGTAGCAGGATCCGTACGTGTGTTTGGTGACGACATCATAGTGCCAACTGAGGCCTATGATGAAGTAATCAAATGGCTAGTTGCGTCTGGTGCTGTAATTAACGAAGCTAAGTCTTGTCATATGACTCCTATTAGGGAGGCATGTGGCACTTGGTACTTCGGAGATTACGATTGTAGATTTGAAAAGATCTACCACCGGACACCTGCGTCAGCTGAATCATGGCTTTCCCTTGCAAAAGCAGGGGTGCGACTGTCCTCCAATGGTTTCCCATTGACGGGCAGAGCCATTCTTCACTCGTGCAATGAGCATAGCACGTGGAAAGTTCCATATGGACATATGGGGATTCCCCCGTATGAATCATGTGGAAAATCCATCGTTCGACTGAATAGTAATATCCAGTCCTATGAGGTGAAGATGCCTACTCCT